GGGTTACCCCCCACCTGTGTTGTGTAGTGTGTGCTATAAATGTTACTTCTAAGATGCTAGTCATCTTAGTTGTAATATTGTTATTAGTGCACATGCGTCCGCACTGGACGTACATACACCCTCTTTAATTAGAGGTCTTGTTCACTGGCTATTGAACGAAAATATCGACTATACATTGTATCCTACAAGGTATAGTGACTCACTGAGTCGCCACCCGGCCGCAAGGCCAAACAAACCCCCACATTCCTGTCCAACTCCTGGACCCATGATTCTCAAAGGAAGGAAGAAGAATCTTTATACAAGTAGTTACGATAATTAAACTATACGGACTTGTATACGACCGTTTTGGGGGGTGGTTTAATCACCCCCTGCTCAGTTCATAGGCTTTACTCAGCCTATGTCCCTTTCAATGAGTAGCTACCACAGCACCCGATTTTAGAAAGAAAAAGTCATGCGGAGAGACTATAAAAGTCTCCGCCCCCCTCCCGTTGAACAATCACCCTGATGCCCGGGCATCAGGATCCCTGGAGTTAGCAGCCACTCCTAGTTTACCTCCCATTCGCAAGAAGAAGATGACTCGTCAAGAGGCCACTCTTATCAAGAAAGCGAATAAGAAACTAAACAAGGCTGCTGAAGGGAAGAAAGCGAAACATAAGAAACATCTAAAGAAATCTATTCTAGATGATTCCACGCTTTCCTTATCGGAGATGGGCGAGGCATTAAGCCTCATCTGTCCCGACCCTGACGTAAAATTCACTCTAAGAGATTCCATTACCCATTTGGACCTCGACACTTTGGATGCATCTCTCAACATGGAAAAGGAGTTAGCACTAGAAGGCATTTCTATGCCTCTTAACGCTGTTTCACATGATGATGAAGATAAATCACCTGAATCTGATTCTGATGATAAACCTAGACTTACCGATAAAGAAGAAAAGGCTATTAAGAAAAAGAAGAGGGAAGCCTATGCACGACGCAAGAACAATAAGAACCAAGCTATAATGAGTACTAAGATAGACCGTTCTAAACAACTTAAACTTGCTCGTCGTACTAAGGAAGCCACTTACGTCCCAGACTCTGGAATCGTAGAACGTGTTTTCATAGATCGAGTTCATAGGGCATCTGATATTATTGAGGATTTCGAGAAAAGTCTTTCCGCTCGCAAACGAGAGGCCAATGAAGTCAAACGTAAACTGTTTGATCGACAAGGTCATAAAATCAAGACTTCCTACAGGGCAGACCCTAAGCGAGTCGCCAAGAAGATTGATTATAAGGAAAAAGCCAAGATCGAGAGAGGAGCAAAGAAAGCTGTGAATCTAGCAAATCGCGCTATGAAAGCATCTCATAAGGAAGCTAAATATCTGCGTAAGAAAGCCCGACAAGCTGCTAGACCGATAACTGAGGCCGACTTTCAACCTCGAATTTTACGTATACCAGACCCACCGGATATACCTGTACCTCCATTAAGTTTGGCTCAATTATCCCATTTATGGAATAATGTTAGTAGATCAACTTATTGGGAGGACACTCTTGATTTGCTCGATTATATGTCTGATTCCGGTTCTGATACTGAAGAAGAATCTGATAACGATAGCATTTCGCTTGAATCTGATTATGGTTTTTCCTCGCAGTCTATGACTGATCCTAAACGCTATCTAGGTTTTGGAGCTGCTGTCGTTTCTACTGCTATAACGCAGAAACTGTTGCAATATTCTGATCCTACTACGAAGAAGATTTTTAAGGCCGTTAATATTTTTTTAGCCTTTTGTACTTCTACGAGTGTGATTACGGATTATGCTATATTAAATATACTTTATAAGGATTTTGAAATGGCCAATTCTGATATGTTTGATAACGCGTGGGAGAGGCTTAAACGACTTCCGAGGTCACGTCGTTTTGTGTCTATTCCGGATGATGATACAAGCCACCCTCATTTGGAGGCTGAAGGAGATTACAAATTTCAATCTGCTCTACATTTAGATGAGAATGGTGAAGATCCTGTTACTCCCATGGCTGATAGGTTTCGTGATACTTTCAGAAGTTTTAAGTATTTGATGGAAGTAGAATTCATTGAAGCTTTGAGAAATCTTAATTTTTCCCTGGATAATGTCTTAGAAATGCCTAGAGCCACTATAAAGAAAGTAGAGAGATATTTCGGTCCCACTAAACGTATGACGATTTTTGAGGCTGTTGATATGCTGGTCTCTTCGTTAGGTAAGTTTATGGAATATGGTGAGTTAGCTTCGCAAGGTCTTTCTGTGCAGTCTGTTTTATTAAAGCGCAATGCAATTTATGATCTTGCTCAACATCATAAGATGTGGGAAGCTCAGTATCCTGTCATTTCCTATGGGCTACCAGTGGGACATTCTCGTTCAGCTAAGGATTTTATTGTTGATCTTTCCGATTGGTTAATGGATGTTAATCATTGTTATAAGAAAGTCAGACCCATTTCTACAGATGCTGACGCTTTGCGGAAAATGCAGTTATGGGGTAACGCAGTTTATAGAGAAGTAAAATCACAATTACAATCTAAACGTGCTATGCCATATGCTATAATTCTTCATGGTCGTCCTGGGATAGGCAAATCTACTATTTTGGATATGATTTATTCAATGTTTAGTTATGCATTTGGTCGTACATTTGATCATGGTATGGTCTATGAACGGAATAAAGCATCTGAATATTGGGATCAGTACGATCCCTGGTCTATGCCGTATATTCATATTTCGGAGTTAGGAGGATTACATTCTAATATAGCTAAGAGTAAAGGAGATCCTGCTCTCACTGAAGTGTGCAGTTTAGTCGATAGTCAACCGTTTCCTGTGAACATGGCCGTCGCTGAGAAGAAAGGTAAAGTGTTTGCAAATCCTGAATTAGTTGTAGTGGATACCAATAATTCTCATCTTAATGCATCACATTGTGTAAGTAACCCTGCCGCGGTTATGAGGCGTTTCTTATTTATCCGTCCTACTGTAATTGCACAGTATGCCACCGAAGATGGTCGCATCAACACAGCGATCACTGATAAAGATACGTTTTATAAGAAATGGACTTTTGATGTTTATTTGAGGACACCTCTTAACAACGTTCAATATATGGATAAGATGTTGATGACACGTGCTACGGTTGATGAGTTAGAAGCCTTTTTATTGCAAGATATCACAAGACACTTCTCAGAAGATGCTGCAAAAAGTACGAGCTATGTTCCTAATGATAAGAAGTTTAAGTCAAAGATTAAAGCTTTATCTAAGTTTCAAATGTTGGAGGAAAGGAAAAGTGTCAGGAGACATTCTGCTGTTGAATCAGATGATGATACTGATTATGATAGTGATTCGGTAGCGTTCTCTAGTTCTTCTGATGAATCTAATGATGATCGACCATATGCCAGAAGAGGGCGTCGTTTGCGGCAGCAGAAGGACGAAATCAAAGAAGATTCTAAGGAAGATCACATTAGTGAATATTCTGATGATGGAGATTCATCTCACTTTTCAGATGATGTTAAGTACGCATTTTCCAGTGATGATTCTGATGAAGAAGTTCCCAATTTGCATGATATTTTGAATTCTATAGGTATTCGTGCGCAACATAGAGCGGAAGATCCAGCACATTCTTTCATAGATAGTGTAGCTAAAACCGAGGCATTTTATTCAAATGTTGTTAACAGCTTTTATGATGGAATTGGACACTACGGTGAGATTACACGACGTTGTTTTGCTTATAGTGGACGAACCTGTTCTCATGGATTCAATCTAGGAGTTTCTACCTTCAAGAGTTTTGGCGTTATTACTGGGGCCATGTTGATGACTGGAGTAGCTCTATCGAGACTTAAACAAACTTATGTTATGTTTTGTCAGATTTTGATAGCGCTAAGTATGTTAATGGCGGCGGTATTTTACAGTCCGTTCTTGATGTTCCTCTCTGTGTTTTTCCTTTTGATGTCATACATTGATATTGGTCCCCTGACTTATTATTGGAGGAGCCAAACGATGCAATCAATTATACATTCCGAAACTGAGGACTGGAAGAATAAGTTTAAGACGTTCAAGACCTGGTTCATTAGCAATCCCGCAGATTTGGCGATTGGTCTTGCACATATAGCTGCTGCAGTCATCGTTGTCAAACAGATTGTCAATTTGATACAAGGAGATATCATAACTGAGGGTCAGACTACTTCTCAAGTTAATACTGATTTTCCTATAGAAACAGAGGAGACAAAACGAACTAACACCTGGGAAGAACGTATTGGCACTGGATCGCCTATTTATAGGGTGGTTAATAAGCATAATGCGATGTCCTGGACTACTGTCAATTTGGCTCAAATGGATTCGGCTCATTCTGGAGAAATTTCTGAACTCTATTCTGCCATATCTAATAATATACGGAAATTTGAGGTAGAGTTACCTAACGGCAACCATTCCCGGTCATATGCTTTTGGATTATGTTCTAACTATTTCATTGTTCCGAAACATGCTTTTGGGACGCACGATATTGTTGGAATGAAATTCAGATTAGCTACTAACACTGATCCGAGCCCTTCGGCTTATATGCCCGGAGTAGTTTGTGATATTAATCACCAATTACTTGGAGCAGATCATGTTGTATTATTTGTTCTTCAAGCGTTGAGTAAGGATGTTAGATCTCATTTTGCTAGTTCCATTTTGCGATTGAAGAATGCGGATGCTCAAATTCTAAATTCATATGTTCGTGCGACTTATATAGGCAAGCTTGAGTGTGATGATAAAAATTTTGACCGAGTCAAGTATAATCACGCTATTCGTTATTCGTGGGACGAACATAAGGTAGGCCAGTGTGGATTACCAGTTGTATGGACCACGGCTAAAGGCAAGTGCGCTATTGCAGGAGTCCATATTGCTGGTCATTACAATAGCAATGTTGCTTATGCAGTGTTGTTTACTAGGACTGAACTTGAAGAGTGTATAGATAAGTTTGACACGGGATTTATGAAAGCTCACTCTCTTGGAGAAGAAGAGCCTGCTAGTTCCCCACACGCTCAATCTTTAGTTTTGCATGAAGAAATTAGTTTTCCTACTTACCTTGGAAATGTTGGCACTACGAAGACTTTCAATCAGATATCCAAGTTGCGGAAAACTAAAGTTCACTCTACGATTCAGTCAAAGTTGGATGAGGTGTATGGACCCCAAGTATATACTACCTATCAAAAACCATTAATGAAATCAAAGATGAAAGATGGTGAATACATAAATCCTTACAATGTCACTTTTAGAAAATTTGCGAATCCTAAGAAAAGCCTTAATCTTACTGTTCTCAAGAGAACTATTAAACAAGTAACGGCGCAAATCTGTGGAAACCTTGAGAACGTTGGCATCAGTGAAATGAGGCCTTATAATATTGAGACTGCTTTCAATGGATCAGCTTTCGATTATTATTGTCGTTCAGTAGATCTGTCAAAGAGTGCTGGATACGGTACTCCTGGAAAGAAGCGTAATTATGTTTATGAGGAGAAGGACAATGTTTATCCTAAGGATCAGATCCTTAAGGAGATCAATGATCTGATTGATGCTTATTCTAAGGGGTACATTGTTAAGGTGCCTTTTGAAGCTAATCTTAAGGACGAACCTAGGGCTGCGGAAAAGGTTGCAAAAGGAGCTACTCGAGTATTTTACGCTACACCGTATGCTTTTTACATAGTGACTCGCGCTTTCCTTATGCCACTAACCAACCATATGGCAGCCCACTCAGAATGTTTCTATTCTAGTATAGGTATAGACATGCACACACAAGCGGGTGATGTTTATAACCGTATTAACGATCATTCACGTAATGTTATAGAAGGTGATTATAGTGGTTATGATACTAGTATGCCAGTTGACATTGGCATGGCCTCGGCGACAATTATAAATGATGTTCTTGTCCATTTTGGATATACTGAAGAGCAGATGGTTATAGTTCGAGGAATTCTTACTGAATCAACTTATGTTAGTATTATTATGAATGGTGATAAATTCTTTGTTCCGGGCCTACAACCGTCAGGGAAGTTGGGCACGGCAGAGGATAATTCGTTACGCGGATTGATAATGCTTGCTTACGCTTGGAACATGTCCGAATATTCAGATCTAGATTTCTTTAAGTATGTTGCTGTCTGCACCTATGGTGATGATGTTGTTGCTTCTGTTTCGGATGAAACGAAGAATTTTGACAGTATCTATTATGCCAAGTGTTGCTCAGATTATTATGGTCTTCGCTTCACGACAGCCAGCAAGAAAGATGTTAATATCTCGTTTATCACTCCAGATGAAATGTCTTTTCTGAAGAGGACGTTTTGTTTCTCGGATGAATTAGATAGAGTAATCGCTCCGCTTTCAATGGACTCGATAGCAAGATCATGTAGCTGGTATTTGCCCAGTAATCATGTTTCTTTGTTTACACAGTTAGAAAGCACGGTTATGAGTGCATTGCGCGAGTTGTTCTTTCATTCTAATGAGGAACAATATAACACAATGAGCTCTTTCCTGAATGAATATTTGTTAGATAATGCAGGAGATTTGCCCACATATTATACTATCAAAGACTCATTAAGTCCTGTTCAAACGCACATAATGGATGAAAAATGTGCCTCAGACAATAGTTACGTAACCCCAATTAGCGAATGTGGGTTCACGGATTGTTCTGTCGACCGATGCTGCGTAGGAGAGGGTTTTCGTCGACCGTCTCTATATTACCAATGGCGAGCACAGATATTAATCGAACAATCCCTAGATGAATTGAAAGAAGTAGAATTCAGTTTATCAATGATGGAAGATCCTTATCCAGGATTCAGTTTACGTGATTTGAAGAAAATACCTTCGGTTAGAAATAACCCGAAGGCATGGACTCACGCGGAAAACTATCACTACTTATTATCTCGAAAGGACAGTCTTATCTCCACTATTTTACGTTTGGATTCGGCTTTAAAGCGGAAACAAACTGTATTTTTGGAGGCAGATATGGGCGATGCTCATGCTGATTTAGAAAATCTACACGATGTAGCTGGTTTGTCCCCCATTGTTGAAGAGGAAGATAAGAGTCAGTATTTCGAGACAGGACAGCGAAATTATTTGAGTTTGGAGGACTATTTATCACGACCACTAGAAATAGCGACCGCGTCGATAGCCCCCGGAACTCATTTAACATTTTCAACAGAAATATGGGATGCTTTCCTTGATCAACCGTCTGTTAGGGCAAAATTGCGAAACTATGCCTATATACGCGGTGACATGAATGTAAGAATTACTATTTCTGGTTCTCCTTTTCACTATGCTAAGGTTCAGCTAAGTTATCAACCTTATGGCGCTTATAATGAATCATTGAATTATTTTGATGGTTTGTTATTAGGAGCTAATAGGCAACAGGCTTTGGTTTATCTTTCACAATCTCCCAACGTGGGATATTTAGATGTTAGAGATAACCAGCCTCTTGACATGAAATTACCATTTATTTGCGCACAACCTATGTTGCGCTTGTATAATAATTCACCTTTAGTTATAGCTGATACTACTCCTTTTTCTGATGCATCTAATCTAGGAAGAATATATCTAAACACTCTTAATACGGTACGTTCAGCATCTGCTACACCCACTAGTATATCAGTATTTGTTTATGCTTGGATGACTGATGTGGAATTTGGATCGCCTACTGGCACTGTATTGCAGGTGGGTACCGAATCTGATATGGGAGATGAGCGGATTGTAGGTCCTATAGAAAGTATTAGTTCGAAACTTGCTATGGCATTTAATTACGCTTCAGCTATACCAGTTTTGGCACCATTTACTTCGGTAGCATCAACTATATCTGGTACTATTTCTGGCATTGCCTCTTTGTTCGGTTTTTCTAAACCCACTATGAATACTGAACCTCTGAGGACCAATCCTCAAGCATTCCAAAATGGAGCATATACTATTGGTTATGATACAACAAAGAAAATATGCTTAGATCCTAAACAAGAGTTAACGGTTGATGCTCATTGTGTTGCTACGGATAGTGACGATATGATTATTTCAGAGTTATGTGCGAGAGAATCTCTTCTAGATATTTTTGAGTGGCAAGACACTGACACTCCTTTGGGCACTTCTATTTGGCTATCCCCAGTGAATCCCATAATTTCTGATAGATATAACCAAGCTTTGACAACTTATACTGTTTGCCCCACGCCTATGGCATGGGTTGCTCGTATGTTTAAGTTTTGGCGAGGAGATATTACATATCGTATTGAGATTGTTTGTTCACAATATCATAGAGGAAAACTTGCCATTTATTATGAACCCAATGTTCCTCAAAATGTTGTGATTGATGCATCTCTTGACATTAATAAACAATATATAAAAGTTATAGACATTCAGGAAGTGCAAGACTTGACGTTTACGATTGAGTGGGCTTTTCCTCGTGCTTGGGCCCGTGTGGGCGGTGCTAATATGGATTTTGATTTGGGCACAGTGGGTTTTGGTGGAACCAACTGGTTCGATTCAGCTAATGGATATATAGCAATTGTTCCTTTCACCTCTTTGCAGAGCCCTGATGGATCAGATATTTCCGTAAACGTTTATACGTATTCAGATAATATTTGCTTTAATCGATTAGATGGCTTTCTATCTGTGACACGACCTTCCACAGAGTCTGATATGGGAGAGAGCAAAGTAGATCTGGATATTGTGCTGAACCCTTCTAGTGCTAGTATGGAACATATCGGTCAAATGCATTTTGGCGAAATTCCATTGTCTTTTAGAGCTCTGTTAAAACGATATATGTATCGTACTTATGTGACACCTATAGCGACTGGCACCGCTACTGATATAGGTTTACGGTACAATTCTACATTATATCCGGAGCTTACCTCTGTGTATGATGGAGTCCCCTCTATAATTAATATGTTTAACTATCTTCGTTACGGTTATTTAGGCATGAAAGGAGGGATGAAATATAGGGCAGGACTTATTGGTAAAGTTTCTGTACCTGATTGTGGTCTTGTTAACGTCACACTTCTAGACGAAGGTGATGTTTCAGCTGATCAGCTGGTTACAATAAATCAGACTCCGTTCTTTTTGAATTATGCCGCTGGTAGTGTTGCATTCCACATCAACACAAATGGGGGAGTTGAGTACGAACTCCCCCTATATACCAATAACATGTTTCTCATGTCGTTTTCATCTAACCCGGTGCCCACCGGAGAAACGACATTTGATCCATCTTACACTGATTCCTATCGGGTTGTATGGCCTATCATGGCCATCGATTCTTTACCCGGAACATCAGTCGAAGTGAACATGGCTGTAGGCGATGATTTCTCATTCGTGAGATTTCAGGGCTGCCCAGCATATACGTACACACTTTAAAACATTCTAAACCCCCCGCGAGAGGACGCAATATAAATACGATGCACCTGCATTACCTCAT